GGAGCGTGATGCTGTCATTGATCCTGATAATCTACATGATGAATCCTTGAAGATTCCACAATTACATTCAAAGTATTATACGGTTTATAATACTATTACTTTGTTGCGTGAAAAAGCAAGAGAGCAATATAATAAAACAAGATTAGAAAGGTATAATTACTATACTGGTAAAGCACCAGCAGAGGTTTATATCGAGGAACCTTTTGGATATAAAGTAAGAGAAAAGGATGCTATACAAAGGCATATGGAAGCAGATGAGAAGATGTCAAAGATAGATTTAAAAATAAGATATTACGATACCACATTAAAATTTTTGGAAGAAATTATTAAAAACGTTTCTAATAGAACATTCCAAATTAAGAATGCAATAGAATGGAATAAATTCCAAGCAGGTATGTGATAAATACTTAATATTTCCTAATAAATTCATGGATCATCATTCTGGTGAGACTGATGAATGGGTAGTTGAACTTAAAATGGGCATCACAGAAACTAGATTGCTCTATAAACATATAAACGATTCTTTGTATGGACCTTATCCAAGTAAATCTATGCATTCGATAGATGAACTTGCATATCTACGTGCATTAAAGAATAAATTGTTTGCGATAATTTGCGAATATAGTTATGATATGGAAGAATTTGATAAATAAAGTATAAAGTAATTTTTGTTACGATGAAGCCAACTCCAAAAGAAAGCCAGAAGATCCACGAGAACTATAAAAAAGTTGTGGCACATCTTATTGAAGAGAAGTATGCTGCAGATCATGAAGCAGCAGATAAAATTATTGCTGGTATGACACAAGAATGGTTTGATACCATCATAGGTTAAATGAAATCTTTTAAACAATTTCACGAAGCTGCTATTGCTGCTCCTTTAATTGGAGCAGGAGCAAAAACTCTTCTAAAAGTTGGAGGAGCAGTTCTTGCTGCTAAAGGCGGTGAAAAAATTCTTAAGGATTTACTTGGAACACCAGGTAGACCAAAGGCTACTGATTGGGATAAAAATCCTAAAGATAAAATAGATCAAGAACTAAATGTTCGACAAGGTCAAGCAAAGGATGCTGAAAAGAATAAAGAATTTGATACTGATATGGATGCTTTGAGAAAGGGTGAGAAAAATATATCACCTGAAGATAAAATTCAACGATTAAAAGACGCAGCTAAAAAACATAGAAAGAATGTTAAAAAGTAAATGAAAACTTTTAAGCAATTTACAGAAAATCATAAGTTTGGACCTAATTGGAATGATGGTGCAAATGTACGTTTTCATGTAGGTCCTAATAAAAAAGAAATTTCACTTAACTTGAATGGTACAACCATTGCCAGTAAGAAAACTGAGAAATGGACTGGTAAAACAAAAGCAAAAACTGCAGTTGATAAAGGATTACTTGATCTTAAGAATACACAAGATCCAGCAAAAAATCTTCCTGGAATGGACAAATAATATAGCAAAAAAATAACTCTCTAAATAATCCTACCTTGGTATAGGATTATGAGTCATTTGATTATATCAAAAAAGAATGAAGTTCATCTACACATAGATGCAGAGGCACATGTGTACTATGAATTATCTGATCAATTTACTTTTGAAGTGCCTGGTGCAAAGTTTATGCCCCACTACCAAAAGAAACATTGGGACGGTAAGATACGATTATTCAGTACTCAAACAGGAGACATATATGTTGGACTATTAGATAGAGTAGTTCAATTTTGCAAAGATCACGGATATACTTACGAATTTAAAGAAAACAAATATTACGGACTACCATTTGAAGTCAACGATATGATTTCAAAAGAGGGTGTAAAGGATTATATGACTGCTATCTCTAAGCACAAACCTAGAGATTATCAGATTGATGGAGTATACGACGCTTTAAGACATAATAGAAAACTATTGATATCTCCAACTGCTTCAGGAAAGTCGCTGATGATATATTCGATTGTGAGATATTTCGTTGAAAAAAAGAAAAATACTCTGATAGTTGTTCCAACGACTTCCCTTGTAGAGCAAATGTATAAAGACTTTGCAGACTATGGATGGGATGTTGGTTCATATTGTCACAAGATATATGCTGGAAGAGAAAGAGAAACAGATTCTCAAGTTATTATTACTACCTGGCAATCTATCTATAAACTCCCCCGCAAATATTTTGAGAGATTCTCAACTGTGGTTGGAGATGAAGCTCACCAGTTTAAGTCGAAGTCACTTATATCTATAATGACTAAGTTGGGTAATGCCAAATATCGTTATGGATTCACAGGAACCTTAGATGGATCAGAAACTCACAAGTGGGTTTTAGAAGGTTTGTTTGGTCCTTCTTATAAAATTATCAAAACTGATGAACTAATGAAGAAAGGTCATCTTGCTACATTAGACATTAACGTGCTTCTATTGAAACACCCACCGAATAAATTTGAATGCTTTGAAGATGAAGTTCAGTATATTATTGGTCATGAAAAGAGAAATCGTTTAATTCGTAATCTTGCTTTAGACCTTAAAGGTAATACTCTTATTCTATTTGCCAGAGTAGAAGCACACGGAGAACCCTTATATGAGATGATAAATAGTAATGTTGTGGAGAATCGTAATGTCTTTTTTGTTCATGGTGGAGTGGACACCCAAGACCGAGAGAAAGTTCGAGAAATCACTGAGCAGGAGGATAATGCGATTATCGTTGCATCCTACGGAACCTTCTCGACTGGGATTAATATCAAAAATCTACACAACATAATTTTTGCTTCTCCTTCTAAGTCAAGAATTAGAAATCTACAATCTATCGGGAGAGTTCTTAGAAAAGGCAATCAAAAAACCAAAGCTACTTTATATGACATAGCCGATGATATTAGTAGTAAATCTAAAAAGAATTATACATTAAATCACTTGATTGAAAGAATTAAAATTTATAATGAAGAAAACTTTAATTATGATATTGTAAATATACCGCTTAAGAAATAATGGGAGAAGAATTCTACGGAACAATAAAGTTAATAACAGGGGAAGAAATCTTTGCATTGATTTCCGTGGAAGAGAATGATCATGGAAATCCAATTATTCTAGTTCAAACTCCAGTTACTATGAAAGTATTATCACACGCTCACGGTCAGTATGTGAAAGTAAAACCTTGGTTAGAATTAGCTGATGAAGATATGTATTTGATTTCTTATGATAGAATAATTACTATGTCTCAAGTAAAAGATGAGAAGTTAATTGAATTTTACACTCGATATCTAGAAGAAGATGGTCTTGACTTTGAAATTGATGGTAAAGTAAAAATTAACGAACAAATGGGTTATATATCTACGGTAGAAAAATCTCGTAAGCTTTTAGAAGAATTATATAAGCTTAATAAAGAAACCTAATATTATCCCTTCACCCCTTACAAAGGGTATTGTACAGATAATATGTTACCTTGTCAAGTCGAGTAAATAATGTTATAATATAAACAATTAATACTCAGGATATAATAATGTTATGGCTAAGAAGAAATCAGAACATTATGTAAATAATAAAGAACTCTTAGCAGCGTTAATAGATTATCGTGCTGAAGTTGCTGTAGCAAAATCAAAGGATTTACCTAAACCTAGAATTAGTAATTACCTTGGATCTTGTTTCTTAAAGATTGCTACACACCTTTCTTATAAACCAAATTTCGTTAACTATATGTTTAGAGATGATATGATCTCTGATGGTATAGAGAACTGCGTACAGTATATTCACAACTTTGATCCTAACAAGTCAAAGAATCCGTTTGCTTATTTTACTCAGATCATTCACTATGCGTTTCTAAGAAGAATTCAGAAAGAGAAGAAGCAATTAGAAATTAAGACAAAGATAATTGAGAAGACTGGATATGATGAAGTTATGATGGTTGATGATGGAGCACTTACTGCTTCTAGTTCTGATTACAACACTATCAAGGATAACATTCAGTACAAGTCTGGTAACAGATGAAGATAGCGATAATAACAGATCAGCATTTTGGTGCTAGGAAAGGATCTAAAGCATTTCATTCTTATTTCAAAAAGTTTTACGATAATGTCTTTTTCCCGTATTTGGAAGAACACAAAATCGATACTGTCATCGACATGGGTGACACATTCGATAATCGTAGATCTGTAGATTTATGGTCTATTGATTGGGCGAAGGAGACTTACTTTGATAGGCTCCAAGAAATGGGAATAACACTTCATAGTATAGTTGGTAATCATACTGCATATTATAAAGATACGAATGAAGTTAATACCATAGATCTGTTATTGAAGGAATATAATAATATAACAACCTATTCAGAAACAACTTCTATTGAAGTGGGTGGATGTAATATTCTTCTTGTACCTTGGATTAATGAGGAGAATAGAGAGATGAGTCTTGGACTCATTAAGAAGTCAAAAGCATCTGTTGCTATGGGACATCTTGAATTAAATGGGTTTGTTGCTACTGCTGGTCATGTAATGGATCATGGTATGGATATGGATCCATTTAAGAAATTTAAGAAAGTTTATTCAGGTCATTATCATACAAGATCTAATGTCGGTAACATTTATTATCTTGGTAATCCATATGAGATGTTCTGGAATGATTGTCAGGATCCTAGAGGATTTACTATATTTGATACTGAAACTCTAGAACAAACACCAATTAATAATCCGCATAGATTATTCTATAAAATTTATTATGAGGATCATAACTATAAGTTATTCAACACTAAAGAATTAAAGGATAAAATTGTAAAAGTTATTGTACGGAAGAAAACCGACCAGAAACTGTTTGAAAAATTTATAGATAAATTATACTCTACTGGAATATTAGAATTAAAGATTATAGAAAATTATGTTCTTAATGAGAGTGAAGACTTCATAGCAGAAGAAGATGAGAATACTATGAGTACTTTGAATCGATATATTGATGATTCTGATTTTGAATGTGATAAGAATATAATTAAGGGTATACTACAGAAAATCTATGCAGAGGCATGCGAGGTTGAGTAATGTATCTCCTTACTTTAAAAGATCGTGGTGATGACGGTGCATATGCTGTTGCGAATAAGTATGGAGAAAAGGTATTATTTTTATTTCAAAAAGAGGATGATGCTGAGAGATATGCTTGGTTATTAGAAAGTCAGGAAGATAAGGAGATGGATGTTATAGAGGTTGATGATAACCTTGCAATTATTACGTGTAGACGCTATAATTATAAGTATGCTGTGATTACTCCTAATGACATCGTTATACCACCAAAGATATTAGATGATAACTTTTGAGAAAATTAGATGGAAAAACTTTCTTAGTACAGGCAATCAGTTTACTGAAGTTAATTTTCAAAATAATAATACTAACCTAATTATTGGGACAAATGGAACTGGGAAATCAACTGTGCTTGATGCCCTTACTTTTAGTTTGTTTAATAAACCCTTTCGTAAAATCAATAAGGGACAGTTGGCAAATAGTGTAAATGAAAAGGATTGTCTTGTTGAGGTTGATTTTGAAATTAACTTAAAAAAATATAGAGTAAGAAGAGGAATAAAACCAAATTTATTTGAGATTGTCGTTGATGGGACTCCTATGCATAAGGAGGCAGATGATCGTGTAATGCAGAAAATGCTTGAGGAGAATATCCTTAAGGTGAATTATAAGTCCTTTACTCAGATCGTTATATTGGGTAGCACTAACTTTGTTCCCTTTATGCAACTATCAGGATCAAACCGTAGAGATGTTATTGAGGATCTATTAGATATTCGTATATTCTCTGCTATGAATAGTCTTATTAAAGATAAGATAAAGGGACAAAGGGATGAGATTAGAACTTTAGATTTAAGTAAGGATAATATCAAAGATAAAGTTGAGATGCAAACTAACTTTATTAATGAGTTAGAGAATCAAGGAAAGCAAAGAATAGGTGAGAAGAAAGAAAAGATTGTTACTCTTATGAGTGAGGTAGATAATTGTGTCTTGGTAAATGAGCAGTTGGAAAATGATGTATCTGATCTAACTAAGGAGCAAGAAGAAGTAACAGGTGCTAAAAATAAGTTAAAGAAACTAAACACACTTAAGGGCAAAATGTCCAATAAAGTAGCAACTCTTACCAAAGAACATAAGTTTTTCACAGAAAATACGGTATGTCCTACCTGCACTCAGAATATAGAAGAAGAGTTTCGTGTAAATAGAATTGCTGATGTTCAAAATAAAGCAACGGAGTTGCAATCGGGTTATAAAGACCTAGTAGAGGCAATTCAAAAAGAAGAGGACCGAGAGCATCAGTTTACAAAACTATCAAAGGAGATTACTAAACTCAATAATGGCATTTCTAAAAATCATACTCTCATCTCTGGATGCAACAGACAGATCAGGGATTTGGAATCGGAAATTCAGAGACTTACCGATCAGCAT